AAAGGATGGGCTATCTGTTGTAGCAACCCCTTGGTCTAGCGCCTTCACAGAGGCTTCGCTAGTCAACTCACTATCCATCAAAGCGCCAGCGGCAGTTACATTGGTTGTATCTGTTACATCAGCGCCAGATTCAATACCGTCGAGCTTAGTACCGTCAGTGGCTACGTCTCGCCCATCAACTGTACCTGAAGTGGTAATGTTCCCTGTCGTGCTTAACGTAGTAAACGCACCCGTGCTTGGTGTAGTCGCACCAATGGTAATGCCGTCCAACGTGTTAGACAGCGCAATAGGTTCCAACGCCTCCATCAACGTCGCTGTGTTCGTCTGCAACAAAATCGCGCCAAGCGCCCAGGTCTCTTCCGACGTACCTTCTTGAGCACGGGTCACACCGACCAACTGAAACGTGGAACCGTTATCCAGCAAACTCGTGTACGAAATGTACTCCGCTTGCGTCGGCGCATTTTCTGAATCGATCAAAAGAACAGTGCCCTCGGACGGGGGCATGTTGAAAGGAGCGGCTGCTTTAGTGAATGTCCACGTGCCAGGCGTTTGTAAAACCGCACGAACTAGATTATTAAACGCCATCTTAAATCTCCTTCACACGCACTTTAAAATCGATCTCTTTCACACGGTCTTCCGCCGTCGTGGCGACCACCGTGACCTTGTACTCCTGCCCGTTAGTGCCGCCACCCAGCCAAACCTTCAGCAGGTCTTTATCCTCGCCCACAATCGTATAGGGCGGATGAGGCGTTGGACCCGCTTCGAGCAGACCATCGCCCTCAGTCACAGCGACCGTGGCACTGAGCACATAATCGCTGTCCAACGTCTTAAACCACGCTTTCAGGTCGATGTCGTAATCCAAAACATCGGCGGGTTGTTTCACAAAGCGTTTCATCAGACCTCCAACGATCGATCGGGAATATCCACCACCAGATCAGCATCGCGCGGGTCAACCGACATATAGCGCTGAACAGGGGCAGGAAAGTAATCATTAATTTTGACACCGGCCTCAACCGTCACGCGCGCGACCGATTGACTCGTCGCATTTCGCACAGCCGGTGCAGCAAAGTTTTCAGCCGCAGCAAACGCATCGACCACGACATTGTTGAAGCGCGCCACATCCGGAATGATCGGGCTGAGTGTTGCGGATGCACTGCTGTCTGTTGCCACATTACGAGTGTTAAGCTCGATGCCAACGGCTGTAGCTGCGATGAACGCGTCCGCCGCTGACGCAGCGGTTGAATACAGCAACGTAGCTGACCGCGGTATCGCGCGCGCAGTAAGCTGGCCCGTGCGTGGAAACAACTTATGGCCGTTGGCCACAACCACAGCGTCACTCGAAGCCAAAGAGGCCACATTCGCAACACGGTCGAGGTCCAACTGCGCCAAGGCGGACAGCGCAACCGGGTGAGCCCCGGCGACACGCACCGCCCACGGAATAAGGTTGGTAAGGTTGGCATAGATCAGCGCCGTAGCAGGGGCAGAATCCGAGACTATTCGCTCGTTATACCCCTCCAACACCGCACTGATAACCGCCTGACCGTAATGGGCGATCCAATGCTGCGGCGATGCATCCAGTTGGGCATCCGCCGGTGCGAGAGACGTTTCACGGAACCAGACGTTGGCGGTCCCTAAGCCCGTCGCTGTAATCAGCACGTCATCCAATGCGGGGTATATCTCTGCCGTCGCAGGATCAGCGAACGCTGTTACACTCGGGTAGCTGGTAGCCGACAGCTCATTGTTGACCTGCCACTCACCAAACCCAGACGCGGATGCCGCAAAATCCGAGTACGCCTGACGCGTAGACTCGGGAAAAATAACGTCGATCTGAGCGCCCGCAGCGCCGGTGCCCGTGTGCTGACGCCACCGGTTCGCAAATCCCTCTGCTGCGGCAAACGAATCGGTCTGCGACTCACCATAGAAGCCGTCTACTGTTCCCAAGAGGTAAGCAAACGCGTCCGCATCGGCAAACGGAATCGAGACGTTACGCTCCAACACGGCGTACAACGTCGCATCCGCGCTAGGATTGGACGCACCCGCTCGGGTTCGAACAAGTGCATTATTCAACAGCAAACCCACGGCGCTAGTCGTCACGCGCATGGAGTTGTAGTGAACCTGAGGGAAAAGCGCTGTGGTCGCCGCCGTATCACCCGGCAGCACGTCCACAACCGCGAAGGTACGTACCGTCGTACCGTCGAGGGAGGCGGTCGAAGTTACATTTGAATCGCTAAACAACTCACTTTGAAGAGAGCTGTAGCCGACACTCTCAAGACCGACTCCCAGCATCGATCACGCCTTATGCAAGAGTGATCTTAAGCGCACCGATCGGGAAACTCAGTACGTCAGACGCATCAAGCGTTTTAGGGTTTGTAAGGGAAGCGTGGTACAACAAGTTACCGCCGCTCGCTGCATCAAACAGCGCCCAGTGTGTCACCGAAACCTGCGCATCAACGATTGCAGGAAACGTGATCAGTTTCGCATTGGCCGTATAGCCATCGGTTGCATGAGGAACGTCCCAGCCATCAGAAACAGTCGTCGTGTGACACTGCTGACGGGCATAACCTGAGTCCGCTAACTCAGAGCCTGAACCGGCATCAGTCGGGTCAGTGGTAAACAGAGCCACGTACACAGCACCGCCCGTGTAAGAGCCGCCGCGCAGGGTTGCGTTGATGAGCGATTGCTCAAGGTGGTTACTAAATGCTGACATAACAAGGGTCTCCGATTAATTGTAGTGCCATTGCCACTATTTTAGCAGACAATTCTTACTTTGTAATATCTTGCGTGTAGATATACCGTCCCGAAGTGATCGTTGTCACACGACCCGAAAGATCGGTCATCTGCACATCATAGTAATACGTCTTGGGTGTTTGGTCGGCTTGAATCAAACTCGGTGCAAACTGAACCACACCGTTAGGACCATCCGCTACCGTGCCGGTAAGCGTGTAAAGGTTGTTCTGGTTATCCTCCGGCGCATTGCTGGGGTCCACGGTCATCTTGAAGGTGAAGCCCGAGATATCGAGTGGCTTACCCTTCGCATCTTTAATATGCAAAATGTCCGCGTAAGTGTCACCGCGCGGTCGCTTGATGTCGTTCATGTTAATCCTCCAAGAAAAGAGTGTGTACCACAGGGGCCACCACCAAACGAATTGGGGTGTGGTCAACGCGAACGGTAAGCGGGGCGATCTCAAAGTTTACGCGGTGTACGGTACCGGTTTTAAAGATAAACCGTGTAATGCCGTTACCCGTCGAGGACGCCGGGGCCACCGAGACGCTGCCATTGCCTAAAATAAAGGTCTCAATTTTCCAGCCTGACGCCTGTGCCCGAGCCGCAACCGCTGCCCCCGTACCTGTATGCGATAGCTCACCAGATGCAGCCGCCATTGCTTCATCAACAACAGCCGCACCGACACCACCAATAATGCTCTGTCCGACACCACTGGCCTGCGCTTGACTCGCGACTGCCGTACCGCTGGCGGTATTAGTCACTTCACCCGTCGCAGAGAGCGTCGCCGCTTGAGCCGCAACCGTTGCCGATCCCGTAATAGTGGCTGCGCCCTGGGACCCGCTTGCAGCAGCAGCCTGAGCCACTACCGAAGCGCTACCTGTAACAACACGCTGAGCAACACCGGCAATCAGTGAAATCGAAGCGCTGACAGCGCCCGAGCCTACGTTCTCGCGCTCTGCGCTGCCGGAGATTGTCGCCGTCTGCGCCTGAACAGCACCACTGCCCACCACGAGACGTTCAGCCGAAGCCGATGTAGTTGCCGTCTGCGCCTGCGCAGCACCGCTACCCACCACAAGACGCTCAGCCGAAGCCGATATAGCTGCCGTCTGTGCTTGCGCGTCGCCCGAGCCGCTAACCGAGCCGCCTTTCGCACCAACCGATGTCGTCGCCGAGGCAACGGCAAGGGATGTGCTACCGTCAGACGCGCGGGTACCGACCGTCGTCGTGCCAGTGGGGGCCGACTGCGTAGCGCTGCCTGCATGACCGGCTTCACCCGTCGCAGCATCACCGGTAACAGCCGACGTCGAAATAGCACCCTGCGCACCCAGCTCACCGCTCGCGTTGGTCGCTGTAGCGGCGCTCTGTGTAATCGCATCAGACCGACCGCTGTCGCCCGATGAGGCGACTGCACTACTGGCTGAAGTTGACGTAGCGCCGGAGAGCTCTTCAGCGCCGACACTGCCTGTCGATGTGACCGATGAGGCCGCTGAAACGGTCGTTATACCCAAGGCGCTGAATTGACCCGTGGCCAGTGTCGCTGTCGCAGCGGAGGCCGTTGCAGACCCCTCCCCGCCTTTCTCTTGCGCCGCTGTTGTGCCTATTGCCGTCGAGGTTGACGTCGAGCCAGATAAATCCTCAGCGGCGACCGTGTATGTGCCGGTTAACGCGAAGTAGTCATAGCGAATAGCACAGACGTCACCCCCTTTCGATTTAGAGTACGACTGTGTGAAGCGCACGACAGCGTTATCCCAATCCGTTTTACTGGCGGATAGACCCGCTGCCGTAACAGTGATCGCTGTTGCACCGGTGCTTGTATCCGTCGTAGAGGTTACGGAATAGGAACTGGACGCATTCGTGTAAGCGGTTGAATTGGTGCTATCAAAAATCTGCAGCACAAACGAGTAGGTATCATCGTTGCGCGCTGAGTCAAGGCTGTACTCAACCGTGAAGTTGAGCGCCTGATCGATGCTGCCAAAATCACTGGGCGTTGACCCAAAAGAACGGGTGATCGACTCGTTAGAGTCTGTTGAGTGCTGCTCATAGGAATTATTTGACGAGGCAAGGTTGCCAGCACCAACCAGCGTCCCTAAATCAGCCATTAATCACCCACTTGCCCGCAGGTGATCATGTCAGAGAAATATCCGCATCCGTCAGCGTGTAGGTACCCTGACCGGAAAACGTCTCGTTTGTGATCGTTGAGCTGCCGTAAAAGGTCCCTGCCGTCGATGCGGACCAGTACCCAACATGCGTAACCGTCGTCGAACCTGGCACATCAAACACAGGCTGATTTGAACTGTCCAAGTTCGCTGTAGCCGCTGTGTTCCACGTGATCGGTTTGCGCGCATATGCCGGTGAGCCACCTGTCACCTCACTCGTTCCCGTTGCCCCTGGATCAGCCGTGTGCAACGACACAAAGACAGCAGAACCGGCTAACTGGTCAAGCATCAAGTTCTTCGCGGTATCATTTAACGCCATGATCTACTCCTTAAACTGATGCGGTGTAGGTGAAATTCGACACAGAAACCGTATCGCTTGCACCTATGGTCGTCGATGACAGGTTCAAATCTGCGCCACTCGTTGCAACAGTGCCACGGAAAACCTCCGTCCCGTCACGGTTAACAAACTTAAAGAGCGCAGCTTCACCGCCCGTTGCGTTCGTGTCGTCGCTGATCGCATTTGCAGTCGCGACACCGCCAGCCGCATCACCGAACGCAGGATTTGCACACTCCAATGTCGCAACCTCCACGTCTCCACTTGTCATTATGACAAGCTGACCGTTCGGGTTTGCTGATCCCCCGTCGATCGCGTCCACTACTGAATCAGCCAACGCGTTGCGCTGCGCTGTTGAGTGTGTAATTGCCATGATCTTTCCTCTAAAAAGTCAATATTCTCAGTAATTGTAAACCATGTTAAGTGGCACTGCCACTAATCGAACAGCGCGTCCCACGCGGCTTTGTTCTGGCTAAAGAACGGGATCAGCATGCGAATCTTCTTCTCCATCTCTTGATCAGAGAGCTTACCGTCCTTACCCAAATCAAGCAGCTCATCCAAGCGCGACGTCACCACTGTCGCAGACATCAACGGGTTGCGCCCCCAGTCATAAGCCTGCTTCATATTGAACAGAATCTCCAAGGGACCAAAGCCACCCGTCTTGCTCAGGATAAGACGCGCGTACTCCGCTTCGTCCATCTTCTCGGTGCGATCCTTCTGCAGAATCCACTCGCGCAGTTCCTGACCAGCCATCGCCAAGGGCAGTAGCAGTGCCGCCATCATAAGACCTGGCACCATCGAGTAGGCCGCAGCGCTGATCACGCCCGCGCCCTCGCCTCGCTTGGCATCCCAACGCCCTTTCATGGCACGCCACGTGCCCGCAATAATCACGTTGAAGTAGCTGTAGAAGAACTGTTTAAGGTGCCATGCCAACTTCATATACGGGTTGTTACCCCACGCTGTTGCTTCAAAGCGTGAAGGTCGAACCACTGACTCGTAGACAAACTGGTTAATCGCCTGATCGACAGAGATAACCCCCTGCTGGCCTGCGCGTAACCAACGATCAGCATCCTCAAAGGAGAGATTTAACTGTTTAAGATCAGCCAAGCCCTTCTCATCGCCTGCTTTAACCGCCTGTACGGAACGCGCGATGTAGCGCTTCGCAAGGCCCACCGAGATCGCACGCGCTGCCCGCATGAGCATCTGCTGACCGTTGAACTTGAACAGGTAGTAGTTGAGCTTATGCTGCGCCGGTGACTGATATTCTGGACCCATCGACTCCATCACCGCGAGCTCCGCCATGTCACCCATCACGATCCCAAGATCAGTCGCCTGCTGGTAGTTCTCTTTAAACTCGCCCAACACTTGCAGCATATCAACGAATGTCGTGCGCCCTGAGCCGCGAACCGCACCGCCTGCCAATTCAGGAATCGATGCCACACCCGAAAACGCCAACACGGTGTAGTTCAGGAAGGTCATTATCCAGTTCTGCGTATTACGCAGCGCGTTAGGCATTGAGGTGCCATCCAGACCCATCGCGTTACGCACTAACTTGCGCGCTTCAATGGCCGCTTCCGCCCCTTTCTCTGTGCGAATCCGGTCAAAATGCTCATGTAACTTAGCGTTAGGCGAGTAGAGCTTGCCGTCTTTCTCAAGCCCCATGCTTTCGGCCAACTTCTGCGCCTCGTCAACGGAACCAATCGTCGAAAGATCAACATGCGCCTGTGCCAACATGCGCAAGCGCGCGGAGTCTAGGTACTCAACCTCCACAAACCCGCCAAACTTCTCTTCCCAAGCCGTGCGTTTCGCCGCCGTTTGCGCGTAGTGGTGAAGAATCGCGTTGGGGTTATCGAGCAAGAAGCCTTCAGCAATCGCATCCTTGTAGAATGCCTTGTTCGCAAGAAGGCGATCCACATTGGCATGCTGGCTCACGGGCTTACCAGGGCTCACCGAAAAATCGTTCACGCCGTCGCTGTAGAGGATCGAATCAACGACAATCCTAACCTGCTCTGCGTTCACATCCTCAGCGTTAAAATGCTTCAGAATCAGCGCTTCAAAATCTGAACGACGCGCTGCAATGACCTCATGTGAGAACGCTTCCGGTACAAAGTCCTCGCGTGGATGGTAGGGGTGGCGTTTACGCATATCCGCGTCCATCACATCAATGAGACGACGTAACTTCTGACCCAACGGAGATTTGCGCCCCGCACGCAGATCATCCCACGCGCGTTTTAGCTGCGCTTCACCCAACCCTTTGGTCGCCGCTTCAATCTTGCCCGCCCAGCGATCATTCAAGAAATACGAGATTTGCTGCCAAGCTTTCGTGCCTTGTGCAGTCCGTGAGTACTGGTAGAGATCAGCACGTAGCGCCTCATCGATCTGGTTCAGACGGGCGACAACCGAGCGGTACATACCACTAAAACGGTTATTGAAGACAGCGCCTTTGCTCTTAGCAAGCAACTGACGCGCTTCGCGCTTGGGATCAAAGTTATGTACTTTATCCTGTACCAGTGAGCGGCGTGTGGTGCGCTCGCCGCGACGGTACTTCATCAGGATACGATCAAAGAACGCCATCGCGTCCTCATTAGCACGGTGCTCAAGCAGCTTCTGCACCTCCAGCCAGAGGCGGCTGATCAAGCGCATGATGCGGTTGAATAGGCTGTTGACCTCGTAGCTGCTGACACGGCCCATCTCAAACCCCGGAGTATCGACCGAGCCATCCATCATCCAATGTGCGAACTGGTCAGCCATAAACTCGCTAAAGTCGGTCGCCCCGTCCTGCTCCATCGCCTCGCGCAAGATCGTCTCAGTGCGCTCGCTCATCAGCGGAACGTGGGTTTCGAAGAATGCGTGGCCCAGCTCGTGAGCAAAGGTCGTAACCTGCTCCACCAGTGAGCCGCTGTCCGGCATCACGATGACACCGTAATCCCCCGCCGAGTAATACGCGGCTGCTTTAGGATCACGCCCCGCTAGGTTCTCAGAGAGCATTTGACGCGCCTTCGCGCTCATCTTAGTGGTATTCAGGTCACGGCGACGCAGGACCACCAGCGGTTGGGTAAAGCCCAATGAGTTACGGATCGAGGTAATCATGCCAAAGATCGCAGCATCAACGGTCTTCGAACCGGTGCCTACAGACGTCACATTATCGGAGTCATAGGGATTAAAGTTCTCAAGCCCCAACGCTTCGGTGATCTGTGGCATCGGCAGTGGGTTGAACTTACGCGAGGCTATATCCGCGCGCAGCTGCTCCGCTTCACGCTCTTGCTGTGCCAGTTGGTCGCGGTAATCAGAACCATCATCATTCGAACGGCGCACGTTATCGCCCACATCCAACACAGACTCAACCACAGCACCTGAACGATCCGCTGTCGCGGCATCGGCCTCTACCTGACGTTGTTCTGCTGTCTTAACGTCGCGTTGCGCTGCCGTGCGCTGATCGCGCTCCCAGACCTCATTACCCTCTTCATCAACCGCGACACCTTCGTCCTGATAAAACTTCCCTGGTACCTCTTGGTTATCCATATTCCGAACATCAAACCCTACGATGTCCGAATCGCGCTCGACCTCCTCAATAGCCATGCGGTTGCCTGCCTCATCCCACGCGCCCGCTGCCTTAGCGGCCTGACGTGCTTGAATGAGCCATGTCAGCGTGCGGGTTGCTTTAGCTGCCTTCTTATAGGCCGCTGCACGCTCTTTCTCTTTGTTGATTACTACTTCGGAGGTATGGTTGACCAGCGGCCAATTCAGGGCGTGGTAGAACCAGTTGCTTAAGTGTGGGTCGATAGTCCCACCCACCTGAACAAACCGTGCCTGTTTAGGGTCTTTGCGCTCATCCGTATTCTCCTCGATGACCGCACCCGCCTCTTCCCACATCACCAGTAGGTCGGCTTCAAGCGTCTCAATATTTTCGCGCACAGCATCCAAATCCCAATGCTGCAAATCGATGTTCACATCGAGGTTATATTGCGCTGCTTCACGCGCCTCACCGTAGGTCACAGCATGACCGGCTTTATCCACCCCAATGACCAAGCTGTCATCGAGGAATGAACGATCAGGCGTCACCGGTGCATTCGCTGCTTCGGCCTGAGCAATCAGTTCATTAAGACCGGCTTCAAACGCAAAGAACATACGGCCCCATTCGCCGCCAAATTCCTCTTCGGTGTATTCACGCCCTAAGGCTTGGATGGAAATCGCATCATAGCCACCCGTCAACGGACGCGGCGACTCACTGCCCAATACATTCAACATGCGCGGGCTAATAAGGCCGAACAGAACATTCTTACCCTTATGCTGCTGGGTATTACTCACCGCTGTCGCAGAACCTAGTTTAGAGCGCTGATTCTCCAGATTACCGGCACCGGCATGCACCACTTCATTGCCATCGAAAAAAATGGCTGATCCACGCATCGCGGCTTGTTGTTTTTGACGCTTAAAGGTCGCAGGTTCGTCTGTCGCGATCGGAGCCCATGAAACACCCGTCGCATTAGCCGGTTTCTCACCTTGCGCATCGCCGTAGTACTTCTCGCGCACGGTCTCATAAATATCGTAGAACTTACCCTCGACGCTGACAGTAAACTCAATGACACCGGCCTGAGACGCTTTGGCAAACAGGTTTTTAGCGTTAACCGTCCCGTCATTCGCAAAATTATCAATCTGCGTAGCAACGTGAGATTGAATATCACCGCGCATCTGCTGGTTGGTCGAGGCCTCTTGCTCCATGCGCGTCGCTACGTCGTGATAGACCTCAAAACTCATGGCCTCAGGTACCTTAACCTTACGGTCAGCCACCATATCGTCATACGTCGCCCTCAGTGACTGCTCGATCGCTGGGCCTGCGTTAATGTCATATCGCTGCCCAATCGCTGAAAGTACCGCGCTATCAAAGATAAACTGACGAATCCACGGAAACGCTTTTTTGAACTGGGCATCTGATAATTCGCTATCACCGAGTAAGGGACGGTTGTGCTGCGCCGTGCGCAACTCCTCTCGAATACGTGTCTGCACGTCGAGGATCAACTGACGACGGTTATACCCTACATCCGAAAACGGGACGCCAAGCTCTTTTGCAGCCGCCTTGAGGTCCGCATTAGACAACATCTCTTTCGTTATTGAACTCGGCTTACGGTTGAGCTTCAGATCGTGCAGGTCAGTCAGCGTATTCGCTGACTCCGCATCGACACGGAACAGTACCGGTGCCCACTGCTTAGCCACGTCCAGCGCAACCTCTGACGCATCACCAAAGCGAGTCATCACGGATTGCTCTGCCGCTTGAGCTTCCCGCTCGCGCTGCTCACGAAGAAGGCGATCTTGCTCAGTGTTAGACTCGCGCACCGGCGTAGATGGACGCGTTTTCTGCGTCTGATTGCCCGTGTTGTAAAGCGTAGCCATAATGTTCGCCAAACTCTGACGGGTCGAAGTGTCTTTCGACAACGGCACGAACACACCGTATTGGTTCGCAATATCGATCAGTTGCTTATCCGAAATATCTGAAGCGGCAATATCCTCGGGAGACATGCGCCGATTCTGCGCTCCGCCCACGTACACACCAGCGCCTTTCAGGTTACGCGCTGTCTGAACACGATCAATCTTCAGTGATTTCGTTATCTCAGCGTCCGCTGTTCCCACAGTCGTAACACCTAAGTCGCGCAGCGCATCGGCTACCGCTTTAAAGCTCACCTTGCCCCGCGTGAGGTCCGCCAACACCTGTTCACGAGGGCGCAGGGTCGTGTTCTCCTCATCCACAAACAAGGAAGCGGTACCGCGCTCGTCCTCAGAAACCTGTTCTTGCTCTTGAGTTTGTTCGACCTCCACGCGATAGCCTGGGCGCTGATCAACAGTAGTCTCACTGACCGGCGCTGCCTGACGTTCACGCTGTACGTCCAAGGCGGACATAACCTCAACTGTATAGTCCGGCGGTACCTCTTGAGCTAAAGACTCGGCGCGAGTAGTCGGGTCTGAACTGGCTTCAACATGCGCTAACGTCCCATCCGGTGAACGGGCAACGACCACTTGATCACCCTGTACGTCGTCAAGATTCTCGTCATACCCCGCATCTTGCTGACGTTCTTGATTATCCGCGGTCTCTTTGACTTTGTTCGGGTCTAGCGTCGCCTGCCAGTTGCCGTCCTCTTGCTCTGTGAAGATGACGCTAATGCCCGACTTCTCAGCCTGATCACGTGCGAATGCAACATCGTCCTTGTGGAAATAATCAGTATCGTAATCAGAATCGGGATTCACCAGCAGATCGATGTTAGCCCGCGTAATCTCCTCACCACTGGGCGTGAACTCAGTGGGGGCTTTCTCGCCACGAACGGTCTGAACAACACCGCCCGCGCCGCCAAGCGAACCACCGACAATCGCACCGCGCAGGCCCGCGTCGATAACGTCGTACCAATCAATCTCGTGACCGCCCTTCTGCAGCTTAATCGCCGATTCGGTGACAATCGACTGCATCGCTTCGGTCATGCCCTCAACCAGAAGACCTTTCCCACCATTCGCAACAATGTTATCGGTCAGTGTCTTCCAAAAACCTTTAGAGGGATCAGACGTCGGTTTCTTGATGATCAAATCAAACAGCTTTTTAGTACCATACACATCCAACGTGGTGTTAATCACTGCCGGTATCCACGCCGCTTCAGGATTATCGACACCTGCCTCTTGCAGCGCCGCGTAGTTCTCACCGAGGTGCTGCCCTGCTGTGCTGGTCACAAACCCCGCTTTCGCACCAAACTGCGCGCCTTTCATCATCGCAAAACGACGGACCATTGAATCTGTCGCCCCCGGACCCACTTTGCGGAGCAACGCCTTCATTGCCGCAGCGCGCGCTGTGCGCGACGCTGTGACCGCTGCCACACCACCCGCACCGGATACCGCTGTGCCCGCCAACATAATCGCAGCGTCACCCAATAGTTGGGGGGCTTGCTCGCCTAGCGTCTCGACAAAATAGGTCCAGCCATCGGCAAGGCTATCCACATCATCCCAGCGCTGAACCCGTGCAGGATTCTTAGCCGCCTCCATGATGTTGCGCTCGAAGCCTTCCTGCCCCCAATCATGTAGCGCATCAAAATCAGCGACCTCACCAAACCACTCTGCCGCTTTGTAAAACATGGCTTGCGTGTTGTCGGTGCCTCGATCAAACGCCGCCCCGAAGGTTGAGCGACTCGTGTCAGGTAAAACGTTCGCTTTGTTGACCGCTTCGGCATGCGACAGACGGCGCTCTTTCTCTTGAGGAGAAATAAGAGAGGCTGGATCAGCCATCTCATCGCGGCGAGCGAACTCATCAAAATAGGGAGACTCCCCCTTAAACATCGTCGGATCAGCACCATACTCACGCGCCATAAGAGCGTTCACATCGGTCCCATCCTGCGTATTCACCAGCCGCGCGACGGTACGGTCATAGGTGCTATCGCCCGTGTCCTCAACTTTAATCTTGCCTTGGTTCGCCTTGAGGTAGTTCGCTAACGCCAATTTTTGGAGCTGCCCCCCACGCTCAGACCGTTCACCAGGCGCATGTGAGGTTTCCGGCGTATCAATACCGCTCAAACGCAACCGTTTGCCGGTGCGTTTGTCCTCGACGGTATCGCCATCGATCACAAGGTAGTCACCCGCGTCGATGAAACCGGTCGGTTCAGAGGAGTAGAAATCAGGCGCTAAAGCTTGGGAAAGGTTGTCGGTGCGAGCCTCAACACGGTTATCAATCTGGTTGAGAATATCTAGCGCGGTTGGGCTTGCCATAGGGGTCTCCAATAAAAAAGCTCTCCCGCAAGTATAGCAAGGAGAGCCCTATTTCAGTAGCAATGCCACTACTATTAGTCGTCCTGTTGGTTACGCACCAGCTCAGGGAACTGGCCCTTTTCACCGAATAGAGCTTGCAGCACACGCTCTGTCTGAGAACGCGTCCACTGACGACGATCTTGCGGTAAACCTTTAGAGGTTAACCAACTCTGAACCTCAGGCGTTGCCAAGGCGGTCTCAATACGCGCCTGAACCCCTTTAACGGTTTCAGACTTAGCACTGCCAGTGATGTCCACCGCCACACTGCCCGCAAAGGCTTGGATCGCACCGTTTACCTCAGCGATATTCTGAGCCGCTGTGTACGGTGACTTCGGAGATTCGTAGCGGTAATCATCGGTCTGTGCTAACTGATCCAGTGAACGCTGAGACGCCGCTGCTGCTCTCGAACCTAATTCGGACGCCTGATCGTTCATCGCAATCGACGCCTGTGAGTTGTCCACGACTTGCTGCTCAAGCTGACCAAGACGCGTTTTACCTTCCGCCTGATCGTATGTGTTATCCAACATACGTTTGAAGGTGTAACGGACGGCATCCGCATTGACGTCACCCGACGCTGAGAAGTTTGTCTTACGACCCGTGCCTGACACATCAAGATACAGATCAAGGGCGTCCAACGCCTCCATGTAGCCTTTTTGAGTCGGGTTTTTGTCAAATTTCTGCAAAAGATTGTCGATAGTCGTCATCGTTGGAGTATCGAGGTCCATCGCCTTCGTCTCCTCAACAATATTTGACCAATCACCACGTAGTCGCTCGCCATCCTGCATAACTGCGGTCGCCTCTTCGCCCCGCGCACGAGCCGCTTCAGCAAATTGATCCCGCTGGCCAAGCGCACCTTTCTGCTGCGCCGCTACTGAACCTGCACCCGCTTCAACACCGAGCCGTTGTGCAGCCGCTCGACGACCCAACTCCTGTGAATCCGACATACCAGCGCCTTCATAGCCCTGAGCCGTTTGAGAGATCGCCTGAACGTAGTCTGACAATGCAATCGTGACGACTTGATCGCTCGCACCATTCTCGGAAGTTTGAGGACCAACAGAGCCACGCGTTTTATTCGCAATTATCAGCGTCAGTTCGTTAGGATTCTTGGGGTTCTGCATCACGTTAATAACGTCACGGTTCTCAATATCACCGCCCAGAACCGCTGATTTAAGGTCAGGCGTTGAGTTAAGTATCGCCATCGTGCGACCCAAGTTAACGGGCGTGAGCAGCAATGCAGGGTTCAATGTGCCGTCATCGTTCATCGAGGAGTTAACAATCTGCGAGAGATTACGCCCAATCGCCTTATCACCTTGCTCTTGTATCTCATTCTGAACTGTCAGCAGCGCTTTTTTGTGATTAGCGGCAGCTAACTCAGCGGCGTCTTGCTCCGACACAGCGCTTAGCTCAGCGTTGCGATCCCGCTCATTAACACGCTGTTGCGCGGTATTGGCCCGCGACGTTACTGCCGACTCTTCCGCCTTCAGTTTCGGTAGACCCAAACGCTGTTCTTCAAGCGACTGTGTAAGATTATTCTGCGCAGTCACACCTTCATTAAGCGCAATAGTTTGGGCGCTTTTAGCTTTAATTTCGGGTACACCCAACGCCGCTAAACGTTCTTGTAGGCGCGCCGAGTTCGTTTGCGTAGCAATGGTCGCACGGTTTGTCGCAGCCGTAGCCGCAGCACCAGAATCATAGGTTCCGTGTGCCAACGCTGCTTCGTGGGTCGCAACCTGACCGTCCGCAACCGCTGCTTGGCCCGCAGCCGTCTTGTTGTAAAGATCATTCGCAATCGCCGCGTTGTAGGTCGCCGTCAAAACCCGTGCTTGTGTCTCGGCGTAGCTCGCCTTCGCCTCCCCTTCGCGCAGTGCAAACGGGTGGAGCTCCTCCGCACGACTATTCTGATCGCGCATAAACCCAAGTTGCTCATCAGCACGACGATCCGCGTTCTGCTTCAGGCCATAATCCGCTTCCCACTTAATGAAGTCGTTCTTCAAGCCTTCCCGACGCAGGATGCCATCGCTGTAATTGCCCAAAACCCTATTTGCGTCAAAGCCGTCGAAGAAAGCCATGTCTTACCTCACAAGAAAAATGCGGCTATCGAGCCGAGAGTACCAATCGTTTGCCATTGATTCGCTTTGGCCTGTGCCTTGTTCTGCGCGTTCGTCGCGTTACGGTTCGCTTCCAGTGAGGCCGCCGTACCCATCCCGTCCAGTGCTGAACTGTTCACTCCACGACCGACCTGCATCAGTGACGATGCAAGCCCAAGGTTACGCTCGCGCTGATCAATCCGCGCCGTATTCACAGCCTGTGCAGTTCCCGCTGCCTGACCCAACGACTGTTGGCGATCAAGCTGAGCGCGCTGCGCCCCGTTCACATTCATGCCGTAGCGATCAATGGTGCGATCCAATGACGCCGCAGCTACACCGTTCTGCATCTGAGCCGTATCTGCCGCTTTGTCGATGATCTCTGTGCTGTTGATGTCACCGACCATCTTCTCTTCAAGCGGTGCGTACTGTTCAAGAAAGTAGTTCCAATCGTCACGCGTTGTCTGCGCTAAGATGGCATCTGCTGCTGAGCTCGCCATTATGCGTACCTCCCCATACCTGACGATGCATCCCAATCCGGTTGATCTGATTTCAACCGCTGACGCATCGCGTCCTGATTCGCTTTGATCTCAGACAACCCTTTACGGTGCTGATAACCTTGCACACCGCCCATCGCGATCTGCCCGAGCGCCGTACTGAATGCATCATTCTCTACAGCCTGGGCGCGCGCTTTTGCGACCGCTTCTGTGTTCGACGCCCGCGCCGCAACAGCCATGCCGTTCACGGCATCAGTCGCCATGTCATTGCCGATCTTCAGTGCGCCCAGCTGACCCTTATCTTTGATCTCTTGAGCCGTCTTATTCGCGCCCACCACGGCCATTGTTCGCGCATCACCTAAGCTCTTCGCGGTTGAACCAAGTTGAGACGCAGACCCGCGACCCAGTGCTACGGCATCGCCCATTGAGTCATCAGCCGCTTGCGCCACATCGGCAACGGCTCGCCCGCCCAACAACGCAGAGGTGTCTTTCGCAACCTCCTCTTGGAAGTTCTGCTCAACCGGTCGGTACAAGGAACGATAGCGGTCGCGGCGAGCCTTAGAAACTTCGGCTAAGGCCTTCTCGTTCGCTGACTCCTGAACCTTAGGAGCGCTACTCTTCTTACCCATGCTGTACCTCCCGTACAAACAACTTAGAGTCAGATCGGAACCCAATCTTCTCCATCTGACGATCCCAGCCTAAACGCGGGCTAAACCACTCAATGCGGTCGTACTCCAACTCACTGGCCAGCGCATCTACCGCGTCGCGTAACTCCAGCAGTACATCGCTCAGCGGGATCAGATACGTCATGTCCATGTTCAAAACACGTTTCTGCGAGTACCGATCCGTATAATCACTGAGGACCGTGAAGCCCACGCAGTCGCCCTCTGGAACTTCAACCCAATACAAATGAACGCCGCCCGTCGTAAGCTCACGGTAAACGTCTGCCGGGTGAAAATCCGCGTTGCACTTATCGATCACCTCGCCCACACCGGTCACAAAAAACTGCCAGTTCGCTCGCAGCTCTGGAATCGAAGCGGGGATCAACAAGACCATCACAAGCCCCCGTACTTCACCGTGCGCTTTGCATGTGTGCGACCCGAGGACGCGCGCCCTTTAGCCATCACCATCTCGTTAGCAAACAGGGCCTCATAGGTCACAGCCAACTCGAAGTTGCGCAACTGAGATGTGGGGTATCGGTAAAGCTCACCGACAGCCCCATTCACAAACGCGGGGCCATATTCATCGAGAAAACGGTCAGGAAACTGCGGACTGGTGCGCGAAGTCGTCAGACAACACATCACATTCACAACATCACCAGAGGCTAAGCGCCCATCAAAGATCAGCTCAGCCCCTTCTGCATAGACCTTCTCGGGTTTATGGTCGGGTTCGGGCGTAAACATGATCTCGCTACCGGCGAGGTCGAGGGCGTCACCGTTGCGCGTACATTGAATCAACGAAACGAGCTGGCTACCGCTGGGTAAATCCAGATCCAGTACATACGCCCCATCAAACACGCTCGGGTTCTCAAGCACCTCACGCCAAACCATCGACTCCACAAAGAAGCGGTGGGCAGCACGATTCAGCGCCTCCTCGATCGCCATATCAGGCACGTCAGGGATATAGTTCGCTACACGCGGGATCAACGTTGAAAGGGTTGCCATTAGCTCGCCTCACTCGAAAGCTTAAAATTCATAGACAGTGAGAAACGCTTATAGGCCGCATCCGAGAGTTGGAAGTTCGCCGTCGCTTCAGCGTCTTTGAGATAAGCGCGGTACAGCACAAAGTCCAACACCGCGTTGAAGTACCGATCATCAACCGTCAGTAGATCCGTCGGTAACGATACGACGGTAGGCTCTTTGGTGTAGAGAATATCCAACGTACCCGACGCTTTAGGATGCACGTAAAAATAAAGCGGGTGTTCGGTGCTGTAGACATAGTGCAGAACCGTATCGCCCTCTTCGGCGTGCCATTCTGGGTACATGGCATCTAAAATGCCCTGCTGCACCTGACGCACTGCACGCCCTTCGCCGGTGCGAATCACATCCACCAGCGCGATCCCGTCAGCCGGTAATGATTGAACCGTATCCGTCTCATCGAGCGTGATCGTGCCTCGCGCTGCGGATGCTGTTCGATCAATCAGAATGACTTCGCGCTGCGCGTCGTTCACCCACTCGATCAGCTCCGACTCAGGCCAACGCGTGCCCAGCGTGTCTTGGAGGATAATCGCTGCACGTGCGGCTACTTCACCCGCCGTGATCATTACTCAGCCGCCTTTTTACGCTTGCGCTTAGGCGTCTCTTCAACAACAGGCGCGTCGTCAACGACAGCAACTACTTCTTGGATACCGGCTTCAAGCGCCGTCTCAATCAGAAAATCACGAAGTACACGACGCTGACCGGCTTTGAACAGCGCAGACTGTCCCGCCTTAGCAATCGTCATGTCTTTATCACTTACAAAAATGCGCGGCATGCTCACCCCCTAGATAGAAGAAATTGGGGCCAGATGTCTGGCCCCGCCACCTTAGATCGAGATCGAGGTGTCAACTGTGATGATGCCGAAATCCTCAACAGTCGAAGGATCACGTGGATTGCCTTTGAACTGTGGCTTGAGGAAACCGAACATCTTACCAACCGAAATACCAGGCTGGTTTTTGTAGTCGAAGTAATCTTCGTCCCAGTACGGCGTGCCAATGTCTGCCATACCCAGTGCCTGAGCACCACAGAACAGCGCGCGCTGACCTTCGTCGTTACCCGAAACTGTACCGAACTTCGAACCGCCTGCCGCCGCATGAGTTGTGAATACGTGGCGGAATTCGTGGATAACCACGCCGTCAACCATCACAGAGTCAGTGCCTTTGAACAGGCTGTTCTTATCACCGCGTACACCCGCATGACGGACGTTGGTGATGAAGTCAGAGTCAAGCTTCAGATCAGCCATACCCTGAGGCGTTACAAACATATGGTAAACCTCACCAGCGCCGGTGCGGATGCCACGGATGTAGCGATCTTTAGCCAGAGCTTTCAGGTTCACGATAGTTTTGTAGGTCAGAGCACCCAGCTGGCCGTCAGTCGCGTCATAGCCTGTACCGTCAGTCAGACCGCCGGTAGCGTTAACCCAAACCTGACGGTTAGCCGTTGGTGCAGGTGACGCTTCAGCGAACTCAAGGTCAGACAGGTTCTGGCCCGTCGCTAGAACAGGGCGAGTCGCACCGCGAGTCGTCTGCGTGTATGGGATTGAAGACATGGTGAGGAACGCAAGTTCGTCGATCTTGTCAGCCATCCAGTACGCAAGGCGATCCTTAGCCGCTTCACGGAAACCGACCACCGATTTCTGTTCAGCCAAACGACCTTCGTTACGCACAGCGTTACGCAGTTGGTCGAGCTGGATCACAACATCGTAGGCCTTCATCGCCTCCTCGTTGCCCTCTAGCGTGTAGTCGCCGGTGATACCGTCGTTCGCCAGATCAGCTACGAGTGTGAGGACCGCACGGGTACCTTTCTCAGATTTAGTCAGGGTATTGATGCGCTGAACGACAGAGTTCTGATCTTTACCCGCAAACTGCATGATGAAACTGTTGTTACGAACAACCTTCCAAAAGTCGCGTGACCACGCCGTTTTCTGTTCAGTGGTCAGCGACGCAAAGTTAGTTAAAGCCATGAGCTTAACTCCTTGGTCAAAATTGAATTAAAAACCTTCTTACCACTGCGTATCGTGCAGAAAACGAGGGCCGTAACGGGGCAAGCGATCACCGGTATCGTGGGTGATGTACTGCCTAAATAGTAGCAGTGCCATTAAAAAAGCGCAATAAAAAGCCCCCGAAGGGGCTTAGGCGTACTGGAGTGCTATACGTAGTCACCCCTCAGTTTAGCCCGAGTTGACGCAGGCAGCGCATCAAACTCCTCTTCCGAGAGTGAATTCACATCCACCATCGGCTCAGAGATGCTTGAAGCCGGTGCTTTTGGCGGCTGCTTCTGCGCCATTGCCACCTTACTCTCCAGATCGCTGCGCTTCTCTTGCGTGCGTTTGGCCTCAGGAGACGCTTTAACCGGTTTTTGAACCGGGGCCTGTGTCTGCATGAGTTCAGGTCGAATCAGCCTCACAGCGTCCTCTACGGCCCTCTCAACGGCCATCGCAGGACTGTGCCCCTGATTCACGTACATCTCCTCGTACATCACAGCACGATCAATCAGCTCGATATCCGCATCTTCTGCGTTCGAATCCATCTGCGGGTAACGACGGTAGATATCCTTCAAGGTCGCCTTAAGCTCAATGCGCGCTTCGATCTGTTCAGCCATCTGTGCGGGGTTAGCACCTTCAGAAGTCTTCGGTGTCGCACGCGCAGTCGCCATTTTGACAAGAGCCTGTTGCTGCAGCTCGGTTGCGGCGTCAAGTTCGCCGTCCAATACCTTTGCATTCGCCTCACGCATGAGCTTGTTCGCTTCGGCAATGGCAGCGTTGAACGCCTCGTCGGCAGCGGCATCCGTCTCTGCCTTTTCACGCGCAGACTTAAGCTCTGCAAGTTCGGATTCAAGCTTTCGGCGCTTTGCCACTTCATCATCAAGGCGCGCCTTCGGAATCATTATCTTTTTAGGAGCCGGTTCATCCTCAACTCGTGCCTCATCAGACTCTGGTACGTCACTCTGTACGTCCAAAGGCTCTTCAGCCTCGGCAGTGTCAGCCGCGTCTGCTTCGGCAGGTTCAGCCTCTGCTTCCTCAACCGGCGCTTCACTAGCGGCGGCAAGTGCATCGTCATCCGCTGCAACCTCGTCCGAAATATCGGTGTTTTCGAGCGCATCTGACGATTCAGTAACTTCATTTCCATAATCCATTGGGGCGTCATCAAACTCGTCCTCATCCCATGCACCAGGCATGAGTTCGCGTGCGAGTTGTTCGCTCATTGGTTCTGCTGACATGCGGTACCTCTGTTATCGTTGGCTAGTGTTTGGCTTATCTTTAGCAAGCTCTCGTTGTGTAGAGAGACGGGCATGCTCCGAAATCATGCGGGAACCCATCTCTTGTTTACGCGTCTGCTGAGTCAACAAGGCCAGCTGTATGCGGGTCTGCAACTCTTCTCGCTTCATCGTAATCTTCGCCTCCAGCTCATCCATGCGCGCTTGATCCTGCTCATTAAGCGACTGCGCTTTCTGCGCCTGTAGCTGCGCACGGGACTGAAGCTCCATAACCTCGCCTTCCATCTTCGCAAGGTCGAGCTGTGCCGCTTTAAGCTGCATCTCCTGCTGCATCTGCATCAGCTGCTGCTCCTCAGGCGTCGGCTCATTGAAGCCGTTCATGCCTTTAAGCAGTTCCGCGAGCTCACCCTTACGGGCCAAGTGGCTGTACTCAACAATCACATGGTCAGGGATCATCACGCCCAGTTCGCGAAGCTGAACAGCCTCTGCAAACTGTGACTCATCGAAGTTATCTCGGTTGGGCTGAGTGCTAATAACAACATCGTAAGTGCCTATCGTCAGGTCGTTAAGAATCGCGCCGTCGGGTGACATCTCATTCACCACAAACTGCTGCTCTTTCGCCTGCTCCCCTGGCAGCATGTCGTTCACAATGCGAACCACGCGCTCCTCGGTATAGAACTTCTGAATCAAGCGCAGCATGCGCTCGGCTAGAATGTGGCGCGTCTTAGCGAGGTTATCTAAGGGCACCTGAATCTGTATCTGACCACGGGCTTGCTTCTGCTGCAGCGCAACGCCCGAGATTTCAGCAGAGGTATCACCCAGCATCCCATCGTTGACGCCCGAGATCGAGCGCAAGTTCATCGCCGCTTTCTGGCCGATGCGATCAAGCCCCGTTGGAATCTGGTTGGGTTGAATCTTCTGGGGTGGGTTCGAGCCGCGCGCGTGAACCAGCACAAGACCCGTCTCCGCACCGCGATCAGCCAGCTCGTGCTCATCCATATTCGTGAGCGTGCCATCTTCAACGGTCCAACCTGAGTTCGCGGTTGTATTGACGATGTGTAGCTCTTGGCTCGCGGTCTTGTTCAACTGCTCCTGCGCGGAGATCAAGTTCTCGACCATGCCAAACGGGCGACCTCGGCGGAAGTACGGGAAATACGGCACGACGGTAAAGTCGTCGTAGATTGACCAATCATCGTAGAGCAACACGTGATCCGCCGTAATCGTCCAACGGATACGCTCACCCATGCGTTTGATGATGCCCAGACCAAACTGCTGCTGCATCGCCAAAATCTTCTGATCGTCCCACGACTCAGGGATCGGGCTCATATCACCCGTGCGATAGTCTACAAAGTAGCGCATCTGCGCGAGCTGCTTATGCTGACACTCGACAACACGAACGCCCCTGATTGCTCGGTTATCTACCTCTGTGTCTACAGAATCGACATCGATGTTGCCGAATGTCATTGGTTTGCTGTCGAACTGCATCGAGTCACGTCCAAAGTGACTACCGGCATCCGCCAAGAACTGCAATTCGTTCGCTTTGTCTTTGCCGTAGAGCCGCTTAATGTCCTCAAGCGTCATCCACGTTTGGGTATAAACCGACTTCCATGTCTTGGGGTCATACTCTTTCGCTTCTGGATCAAGGACAACCTCACGCGGATCGCGAGCCATGACTCTCACTTCGCCGCGCAGGTCGTCCTCGAAATCGAGCCGTATGTCGAAGAACCCGCGCCCTGTAATCAGGCCGTCTTGGAACACTTCGCTCTCCACCCAATCGAGGCGGTTACGGTCTTGAACCTGTAGAGCGACTTTCGCCAGTACGTCAGCCGTCTCTTGATCCCCGCTCGTGCGGGGTTTGAAACTGATATCCACACGCGTGGTACTCTGCTCCCCCATCACGGTGTTAATCGTCGGGAGAATCATGTTCAACGTCAGTGCAGGACGGCGCGACGCTTCCAGCCGCCGGATGTCCTCTTCGGCCCACTGCTCCCCCGCGTAGAACGCGTCGAAGCGATCGGCTTTTTCGATGAATTCCGAGTGCCCGTTGTCAAACGCTCGTCTAAACGCAAGCCACTGAGTACGGGCTTTATCCATCGTATTTGTCGTCACTGCTGGCTCCGAAGGGGTATTTAAGTGTCATTGCTACTATTTTATATCAAGTCAAGCGATTTGCATAACTAAGCACCCATATGACCGCTGCCCGCACCCGATTGACGCACCATTTTATTTAAACGGTCCCGCCACCCTTTCGTCTGCTTCGGTTTGATCTCGTTCACAACGGTCATGCCTTGGATCATCTGACCGATCCACGCCATCGCATCCACACCGTCGTCATGGACACCGGAGGGGAAGCGCAACATCTGATCAATGAGGTACTGCGTCGCTTCACAGCCTTGGCGGAAGAACACCTCGCCGCGTTTCATCAACGCCTGAATCGGGCGTGCTCGCAGCTGCTTATCGCGTCGCCCAGGCTTAAGCTTTTCGATATACATCGTCTGCATGCCACGGCGCGTGATCTCTTGCTCTAGGTAAGGGCCGATGGCCATTTCAATATGACCCCGTTCAATACCCGTAATATCGCTGCGCCAAGTAGCATAAGTATCAAGTATCTGATTAACAATTCCTTCAGAATCCCATCGCCCATGTCTAACATCCACCACCCATAGCCGGCGCTTGCGATCAATACCCACAGTAATACCAAACGTCTCATCGTTCTCTTCCTTTTGCCCGATAGCCAAGTCCCATGCCGTGTAGTAACTCATCTCGTCATAGGCCGGTTGCTCCTGCATCCGGTATCGCGGGAACATATCTCGATGAAAGAACTCACCATCTTCCGCAACAGGGTTTTGTTGATACAACGCCGACCAATCCCTGTCACCCACAGCGCGTTTGATGCGCTTAAGCGCGTCCAGTGGATATCGACCTGGGTGCAACGCGTCACCTTTGCGACGGTAGCGCTCATCCTCAACCGCCACCGCTGGATAGCGGATAACTTCCCACTCATCGCCCTCACCTTTGTCCGCCTGCGTCAGTAGCCAACCGGCGAGATCATCGTCATGCCAGCGAGTAAGAATGATAAGAATGCCCCCACCCGGAGCCAACCGTGTGTAGGCCGTTGACGTATACCAATCTTTAATCGTTCGACGGCTCGCCTCAGAGTCTGCTTCTTCGCGGTTCTTAACGGGATCGTCGATAACCAGAATATGCGCGCCTCGACCCGTAATAGGACCACCCGTACCCACAGCCGCATAACCACCATCCTCAGTCGTTGCCCATCGATCAACACGTTGCGTATCCCTATTCAGCTTCGTTTCTGGAAAAAGTTTCCCGTACTCGGGGGTTCGGATCACCTCCCTCACTTTGCGAGAGAAGTCCAGAGCGAGGTCGGACGCATAGGAACACGCGATGAACTCATGCTCTGGGTAACGGCCTAGATGCCAAGACGGGAAAGAGCGTGATGCCAGCTCACTTTTACCGTGACGCGGTGGCATAAATAGCATGAGGCGTGGCGATTTCTTCTCCGCCACATCCAATGAGAACTGCTCTAGGCGCGCACAAATATCCTTATGCACCCAACCGGCGTCGTAGCGGTCGTTGAAACGCTGCACGAACGGCAAGAGGTGGCGACGACACAGTTCACGTTGCGCGAGCTCCTGCTGCGCGATGCTCTGCTTGTCATCTTCACTGATCTCCTCCTTCTTCGCCCGCTGCGCGTCGCGCTCGGCACGCACCCGTTTCTCTCGGGCGATACGCCCGTGTGCTTCACGCCGTTCGCGGTCCCGATCATCGGCTGAGGTGTGCGCTTCGTTGAGAATGTCAGCGTTCGCTTCCTTCAAGCGCTCGTTTTCACGGCTCTCAAGTGTCCTTTCGTGCTTATCGAGACAAAAAATACAGACCCGTCCAAGGTCAGGGACGTCTTTGAAGAGGCTTAAGGGGTGCGAGTGCTCGCAAGAGGGGCAAAAATCGAGTGTGGCGCTACTCTTCGCCATCGATCACCTCGCCTTCAATGGCTTCAGGCAGCAGATCAGCGTAACTGAACCCCGCCATCTCCATAATCTGACTGTCTTCGAGGTTTTCGAGCTGCTGACGACTCGTGATCTGGGTCACATTCACGTTTACCTCGGTCTTTTTCGTATCTAAACCGTGTAAGCGCATGTGCATTTCGACCCCTTTGAACCACTCCGTCGCGTTACTCGCCATTTTTTTACCCAGCTCGATGTCCGCATGGGCGTCAGCAAGGGTATAGGTGACGTTTTGGGACACAAAACGGCGATAATTGGCCAGAATATGGTCAACATGGGCCTGAATTGAGGGATTTTTCGCAAGAATGTTGGCTTTTCGGGTGTCGAGGCCCGCTTTTTTGCCCGCAGTCGCTACATCCCCCGTCGCGGCTAGGGTTGCAGCGAATTCTGTCTCCTGACGGGAGAGTTTTGGCAGTTGATCGTGGATGGTTGCGACGTTAATCGCCTCCATCCCTGCTTCGATATCTGTGTCTAAGGACATGGCTTCCACAATTTCTCGAAAAAAAGCCCTCAACCGGAATTGAGGGAAGATCCACAAAGGACCACACATAGCAGTAACAAATATAGACATTGCCACTACTTAGCGCAACTTCCTCGTGATCTCGAAATTGTGTCCAGCGCGTCCTCAGTGTCTCGTGAAGTCGAACGGCGTATTCGCCATAGAGCGAATCGCTTCCTCCTGATAGAACGCATCGTTAGTTAGATTACGCTCAAAGTACCCCTGCCCCATCGAGCGGATCGTCATCTCACTGATCGCCTGGTTCATAGAGATAAAGCGTTCTAACTTCGCCGGAAAGATCGTGTCGGGTGCTTCTTGTTGATGGGTGTAGGTCAAGAGCCAGTATTCGGCGTCGCCCCACGGTTGGTGAACTTCTACAGCAGCCCACTGCCATTTCTGCCCCATCTCCGTCTGATGCAGGATCAACGGAACCTGTGTTGGCTCCTCTTCGATCACTGACAACGGGACGCGGGCAAGGTTGATTGCGCGTTTAGTCATGGTCATTCCTCGTGTCTTAGCAAGTGCATTGTCGGTTTACCGAGAAAAATTTTCAAAAAAATTTTTGAGAATCGACCTGCTGCCTCCCTATGTACCTCCTTGGTATTTCGGCCCACCCGCCTCGGATCGGTTTTCCGACAGGCGGTTTCAAAAACGGGCTTTGGAACCTTCGCAGGGTACCCCCTTAATCATACGGAGATAGAACGATGACAACTTACAAAGTCACCAACGTGAGCACTAACCAAGTGTTCTTTACTCGTCAGTCTAACTGGGCTGATGCCATGCAACGTGTCTGTGATCTGTTCGGGTGGACAGCACATGACATACGCGTAACCAAAGAAGGAGGGCTGAATCATGCCTAATACAAGCAGTGTAGTAATAGGTGGGGTAGCAGCAACTACCCCATGTGATGTAACCAAAACAGAGGGTGTTATGAAAACATCAACGACTAAGTTTGAGGCGACTTCGACAGCCTTGTCAACCTACAACGATCTCGTTGTGGAAATGCCATCAACGCAAGCAGTGCTTGCAACGGCCAACGTGGTGCGCCGCATGCACACCAACTACGCATGGAATGCGCTGGCAACAGCGATCTACCGTGCAACGCTCTGCCACGGTGCAGCACGCGCAAGCCTGCTCACCAAAGCATGGGCGGATATTGAGCAGCACGCCAAGGACGTAGCTTACGGCTACATGGCGGGGCTCGCGCTCACCCGCTCAACACAGGCACAACGCAGCGCAGCCATCATGGACTTGCACCCTGTCGCACTCCCCGTAGGTGAAGCTCGCACCTACACCGCGATGAACACACTCGATCAGCTGCGCAACACATTGCTCAGTGAGCCTGAGTTGGTTGAGACGCTCAAGCGCAACGGTGCTTCGCTGAGCGTCATGGATGAACTGATCGCGATCCACGCCAACACGCCTGAGTATCTGCGCAAGGAGATACGCAGCCGCATCATCTCCACCAAGTACGCGGCTCCAGAGCAGAAGTCGCGCGCGATGGTGAACGGCCAGCTCATGGTGGTCAAAACCACGGGTTTTGCAGCCATCGATGCCCTTGAGAAAGGCGGTCGCCACTATCGCGTCCGTCAGGGTGCTGAGAAGGCAGTGGTGCAGGCGTTCAAGCTCGCCTTCAGCTACGCCAACAGTTGCGAGTTCTGGCAGGGCATCGAGCCTCGCCAACCGCGCGATCCTGAGCAGGAGATATACCCCGGACAGGAAGACGAGGTATTCAGCTCCCCGCTGCAGGACTACACCGTCGGTGGACGCACCGAGCAACTGCAGTACGAGTCGAAGCAGGAGATATTCCAGCAGATCGCGCTCGACTACGAGCAGGCTTACATCGACGCAACCGCGTTGTATGAAGCGCTCGCGGCGCAGCTGAGCAAGGTCGGTGAGGTCACGTACCTATGGCGCATCAACGAGGACGATGCGATGCCGTTCACACCGATCACGGACAAGCAGGAAGCGTTCGAGGAGCTGGTGGCACGCAACGACGCCTACACCGCTCAGCGCTTGGCGAGCCAGATGGGCATCGAGGCGAAATCGTCCGACGAGTTGGAGGCGGCTGTCATGTCAGCCTTCAGCGACGAAGAACGTGCTCAGATCGAGAAGCTCATGCGGGTGGCGTTGTGAACGCCGCTCAGTGGCTTCGCCAGCATGCCAACGAGCTGGCTGAATTCGATGCACCCAACACGGATGTGCTCTTCTGCGATCTAGCGATCCAGACAGAGTTCGGTGTCATCGAGTACGTCGATACCCTCGAAGACGAGATCAGCGCGGCAGTCGATGCCGTGCAGGGTTTCGATCTTAGCCTCTGGGAAGAGGACGAGGACGAGGACGGCAACATCGAGGAAGAACCGCCGGTTGATACCGGTTGGAACTTCCTCTAACTGCAAGGGGGCTTCGGCCCCCTTCTTTATGGAGACATATCATGGATATGCTAAACACCCTGAAGAACCGCAACGTTCAGAAACTACGCGCCCGCGTGACCTTCAACGCCGATGGTCGCATCCAATGGCCTTCACAGCCGGTGAACCCTGTCGATGAAGCCATTGAGGCAGCGATGGACCTGCCGACCGTCGTGCGTCAGTACAAAGTCGGTGATACCTGCAACCGTTGTAACGGCACCGGTCGTTACTTCATCCATACCAAGAAAATGTATGGCAAGTGTTTTAGGTGTACGGGAGGTCGCCTCACCGCCCGCGACATATCGTTCTTGGTTGACCGAGAAACCAAGGGCAAAGCGGTCTGCGACATACGCGGGTTCTAATAGCCCCTAGCCATTAGCACCTAACCGAGCGTCCCAGCGTCTCTGCGTCCCAGCGTCAGTGCGTCCCAGCGTCAGCGTCGTGTCATGTGTTAATGAATAAGGGTTACGTGAGAAGTAACACGGGACCATGAAGAGTTGAGTCCCATGTGATCAATAGGAGGTGTGGCAATGAACACATTATTAACGGTCGAATTGAACGAAGATCAAGCGTTTGCTGCTCTGAGCGCGCTTGACGAAGAGTGTCGGTCACTGAGCGAGTGGCTTGCGGACGCTGACGAGGGTCACGATGTCCGTGTCGAGTGGGTCATGGACCAGTATCACGCGACATGGGACGCCTATCAGCGCATTGCCCGTGCCCTGGGACTAACGGGAGAGCTCCAATGAACATTTACCTAACGGAATCTCAGATCACTGAGATCATGCGCCTGTGTTACGCGGCCATTGACCATGAACAGGCGGAGTTGAGGACCCCTGCCACGAGCCAATTCACCCGTTTCCAGCATCGCGTGGCGGAGATGGAGATTGAAACGTGGCAATCGATTGTGGACACCATCGCCATCACGCGTGAAATGGAGTTTACAGCCGGTGTCGATGGGCCTGTGTCACGTGACCTGTGATACGCGGCCTCTTGCCGAAGGGCAGGCGTGGTAGCGCACGTTAAACGTGTCCCGTGTGATACGACCTGAGCATGTCGCAAAACGGCTCATGCCCTGCAAGAGAGTATCAGGGTTCACGGGTCGCTTTTTTAGTGTCAGTGTGTATACTTCTGTCGAAAATGAGACGTGTCACAGGCAAATGGCCGTGTATCACGGGCAAGGATGTCCTTTGGACATGAATCCGTGTCCTCTAGGACATGCTTTGGACACGCTTTTTTTCAACCATGTCCGCCGCTATCCCGCGTGGTTACTGGGTTTGCGGCATCAGCGGACGCGCAGGACGTACTTTTTGCTCGCATACTTCTATATATCACAACTTTTTATAGAGTAAGCAGCCCTATGGCAAACTTGAAAAAGTGTGTCCTCCACGTCCTCTGGGTCCTGTCGCCTTTGTACCATATCGTTGTAAATCAGTGACTTACGGACGATAGGCGAGGCGCGGATGGGGACATGGTTGAGGCTTTAGCGGACATGGATTGGACGTCAGAGGACATGCTTTGTGTGTCCCTTGCCGTAAGTTGTTGATGCATAAGGGAAAGCATCAAAGTACAACCATGTCTCCATTAGTAGGTGCTAATGCACGAATAGTACATTTCCGACATAGGCACCCGCGCGATACCCTCAAATGGAATTTGGACACCATGTACGTCTACAACCTCGCTGAAACACGCTACTTCGCCGTCACGGGACATCACACGGCAGCGCTCGTTGGCACCTACGCCACCATGCAACTGGCTAAGGACGCCGCTCGGGTCCACGCCCTCAAGAACCTCTATCAATGCAGCCTCAACGGCAAGACACTCCAATCCGGCAATGAGCTGATTGTCGCGCTGCACGATGACCCCGAGGGCCTGAGCCGATCACTCACGATCATCAAGCGCGAGGTCATCGGCTACACCACCACGATTGAGTCACCCAGTGCCTATGCACGGCTCAAGCGCGTGGCAGAGTCCGGTCCGGAGATTGACACCGAAGAGTTGGAGTCATAACCTTAGCCACTGCCACTAAACCTATAAGCAATGGCTAAATCACATGGCACGACACAACCCCTATAAACGTGCAGCTCGCATGAGTAAGCACCTGACGAAAGACCTCGCACTCGTGTACGCCTCGGTCCATAACGGCTGGATGGTGTACCACGAGAAGCGTCAGTGTCTGGTCAAACCCAGTGAAGAGCTGGCCTATGCGCTCAACCTTGAGCACAAATGGACCATGCACATGATCGCGATGGGTCGCATCCCGCAAACGGGTGAGATCTACTTGCGCACACAGGTGGTCAGTGCCACTGAACCGAGACGCCGTGAACAGTTGGCGGATGAGTACCTTGACATCCACCAAGCGCTTGAGGATTCCATCCCTGAGCACCAGTTCATTGGCCTTGGGAGCGTTGCCAGTACCAGTGGCAGAGTGTTCAGTGACGCCGAGCTCTATACCCTGATGGATCAGCTCGAAGCGTGGAGTCCTGAACGAAATCAAACTGTGATGACACAACGTTTGGAAGCTTTCGCATGACACAACGCCGCAAGATAACCGCACGCCGCTACAACACCATCGCCACCCGCGATGAGGTCTTTTCAATGGATGAGAGCACCTTAGAGGAGCACCTTGAGCTGGGTCCCTTTATGATTCGCGACCGCCACAGTATACGCTGGCAGATTGAACCGCTGCCGACGCCACTCGATGACACACTGCCGCGTATCTCACGGGCACGCTTGATGCAGATGCCACAGGTGCAGATGCCCGAGCAGGCGATCATCACCGTGGGGCGCAAATCCTTAGCGACGCCCAAGTACCTCTTTAGCACCGTAGACGAGGTGGCCGCATGACAGCAACCAACGAGACCGTGGACATGGTGAACCACCCACCCCACTACAACCAAGGGGGCATTGAGTGCATCGAGGCACTGCGCGCCGCCTTAGGTGACGCGGGGTTCGACGCCTACTGCCGTGGCAATGCGCTCAAGTACATCTGGCGAGCACCGCACAAGGGCAAGGCCTCCGAAGACCTCAACAAAGCCGTTTGGTACCTCGATCAAATCCGTAGATAATGGCCACCTATCTCTGCCGCGCGTGCCGATCACCCAATGTCGTGCGCATCGGTGAGCTCGTGCGCTGCCATTTCTGTCGGCGCATCACCGTACCGATTATCAAAGAGGCCCGTTATGTACCGCTTCATGTACCACAACGAATATAAGACGCTCGTTGAACTCGACCTCGTGCCTAAATCGGCACAGAAAGCCTACCGCACCGCGAAACCCGCGAACAAAGCACAGATGATGCATAAGACACTGATAGGCTTTGTCAAAGAGCACCCCCGATTCCATGAGCTGTGTGTCAAACAAGGACGCCTCGCGGTCATCAAGGCCGAGCACACCTGGCTCAATAAGCCAGCGGTGTTGCACATTGACGATGAGGTCGTAAACGACCTGCGTGAAATGGGCTGGAAGTACCTTAAAAACGCACCATCGATTGACGCGTTGCTGCGCATCACCGACCTTGACCCGTTGATGCTGATCACGTACCAGAATGGCAAACCCAAGCCGACAAGCCTACTGATGGCAACCTACATCTCTGGCCGCAGTACCGACGGCCAGCCTCAGCCCCTGTTCGTGGTCAACGAATCCGGTAGCGCCGCCTCGGATTACACCTGTGATGACTGGCTCCTCTACGACCCTAAGGACACCCTCGAACAGATGAACCTGATGAGCGTGCTGTTAGAGAGTAGAACCCATCTAGGGTCGCCGCTGATTCGACAAGAAACCGCCGATGACGTGCCGCGCCCACGACGCGAGGGCTCCTTGGCATTCAACATGGCCGCATTTCGCGTCGGGCTTGAGATTTACACCGGCAACTTCCCCGACGCAATCCGTGAGGGCTTGCCCAGCGACATCAAAGGCAAGGCACCCAAATACGAGGTGAAGCCGCGCATCCGCACCTTTACCTACAACACCGAGCACACGCCCGATGTTGGCACCGGATCAACGCATATCCGCCGACCGCATTGGCGCATACTGCAGGATGACCGTTACACGCGAAATGCCGATGGCACACCGAAGATCATTCCGATCCCTGCCATGCAGGTGACACGGGGCATCAAGCCTAAGACCGAAACGTTGGAGAAAAAACCATGACCAAAGCCCAAGAGATCGACTACGCGTGGAAATATTGGAAACGCTTTCGCGCCGCGCAGAACTACCGAGAAGCGGACCATTGGCTCAGCTATCTCTTTAACACCCAAACCTAGCGAGGCAAACACCATGACACCTAAGTTTAACCTCGGTCACGTCGTAATGACCCACGGCCTCGACGAGACGCTGCGCGAGCACGACCTCGACCGCCAGTTATTCGGACTCGCCCTCCTCGCCCGTCACAGTCAAGGTGACTGGGGCGATCTGTGCGATGAGGACATCGAACTCAACAACCAAGCGCTCAAAGACGGCGCGCGCCTATTCTCCGTCTACGAGATCGAACCCGAAGGCTTTAAAGTCTGGGTCATCACCGAATGGGACCGCAGCGCAACCACACTGCTGCTACCTGGGGAGTATTAACATGCCTATTTACGCTGTCTCAGAGCTGTATAACACCGCACTTCTCTACCACGTCGAAGCACCGGATGAAGCCACCGCCTTGAAGACCTACAAAGAGAAAGGGGTCTACATCAAAGCCTACGAAGGTGACACGGAGAGCGTCGATGTCGTGGACGATGTGACCCACGCGTATGACGGTATCTGGAACCCTGACCTGTACCGCTAGTGTTTTTTTAAGGTAAAGTAGTGGCAATGACACTAGGAAGATTGCCAATGGCTTATTACCGCACCCCACCCCGCCACAACGAGATACCGCTTATGGAACCCATCGGACTATTCGCCACGCCGAAAACGCAAGACGAGCTGCAAGCCATGCTCGATTGCTACACCGGCGAACAACGCGTCATTGCCTACATCGCAATGGGCATTACGTGGAACTACCTCGCCCAAGAGATCAACAAGGGCATCGTCAAAACCAACCAAGGAGAAAGCCATGACCTTTCTAGCCATGATGAAACAAGTCGCTAAAGAGACGCAAGATATGCCGCTCTACGAGGAGTACGCACCGCTTAAAAAGGGCATGTACGACCTGACCATTGAGCGTGTGAAATTCGGCCCCACGCGTAACGGCGACGGGCAACTGATCACCTTAGGGCTCACAAGCCCCAGCGGTCGCTACGTCTGGGAACACCTCAACGTCGAGAACCCCAACCCTCGGGCCGTTGAAATCTCACGTCGCAAGTTGGTGCAACTGCTACATGAATGCGGCATCACCGCTGAACAGTTTGGAAAGGACATGAACGCCATCGTCGGGTCTACCGTGCGCGCGTTCGTCTCGGTCAACGACCAGAACCAGAACCGCATCAGCTTCTTTGGTGATCGCCCCGCATGATCATCCGCTCGCTGATCCTAAGCGCAATCTTCTTCCTCTCCGCCACGGACTGGGAGTACTTCTACGCGCCCTTAGATCAGTACCGAAACACCATGCCCACGGAGCAGCACCGCACCGACTAGCACTGTGGGCGAGGAGGAAGTATGTACCTCAACCCACAAAACAAAGTCTCCGTATTCACCGTCACAAACCACACCAGACACCATCTGCATTACAGCTGCTACAGCCGTGTTCGCGACCTTGCGACACCGCACACCAGCGACTATGGCCACCGCCGCTATGTCCACGCGCTGTGCCGCGAGCCCGTTGACACCCGCTCAGTCACTCAACTGATGCCGTTGGATAACGCCATCCCGCTGGAGCGCGCCCCTGAACTCGACCCGAACAGCGCGCGCGCCGTCTGGATCAGTAAACCGGCCTATCCACACCTGCATTTTTATGTCCTGTCAGAGACCGGCGCGACCCTACTCAATTCCGGTCGAGAGCCCTCAAACGTCGATCGCGACGCGTTCGACTCAGATACCTGGGAGTACATCGGGCATCTACCGCCCGACGCTTACACCTTTCTCACTCAACATAACTGGAGCCCTCCTATGGACGCACTTGAAGAACAGCTGTGGACCGCTGAAGCCACGCGCGGCCCCCGTGTCACCGTGACCCGTCACGACCTGAAGGTTGATACGCTCGATGTAACCACCGTGACCTACGACCAGATCAAAGCCCTTGAACCCACCACGCTTGAATACATCGAAGGGCGCTCGGGCGTCAACATCCGTGGGATCGACGAACCCAGCCCGCTACAGTGGGTATCCATTCGCCTCGCCCTACTCGCCGCGCAACACACACTGCACGAGCGCTTGGACTTTACTGAGATCGCCCTACCCAGCGTGGACACGGCCTACACGACCTGCTCGCACGTGACGATCTACAACCTTGAGTCACCCGCCATCGGCGTACACTACAGCCCCCTCGACGGGCGCTTGATCAAGTACTACGCAAGCTGGGATCACTTCTTCAAAGGCCGTATCTCAATGGCAAAAGCGGGCAAGGTCATCGCCAAGTTTGCCGAGCGCCTAGGCAAGAACGAGCGCTGGGTTAAAACCGCAACCAACCAGCTCTATGCCAGCATCTTACCGACCGAGTGTGAGCTGCTTGCAGACACAGACGCCATTGTCGAGGCCTACCTTGAAGGGCCAAGCTCGTGCGTCGCCAAACGCCACGATGCGTTCCACCTCTTACAGGAGGAGCCCGACCTGCACCCTGCCCAAGTCTACGGCGGTGACTCCGATGTGCGCCTTGCCGTCGCGCGCAAAGACAATCAGGTGATCGCCCGCACACTGGTCAACACGCGCAACAACCGCTACCCGCGCATCTACTGCAAAGAGGGGTATGACAACGTGCTGCAGGACTTAAAAGCGTGGCTCGCTGATCAGGGGTATGAGTACCACGAGTACGCGATGTGTGGGGCGCGCCTTAACTACATCCTCACCGATGAGGATCATCTGGTGCTGCCCTACATCGATAACGGCAACCCCGCCTCACTCATTATCCCTGAGCAGGAGCTGATCGTCGTCGGCGCACACCTAAGCGACTTTGAGACGCACGGCTACTGGGAGGACCCGCTGATCAACGAGGCGTATGCCGTCGATAGCGCCATGTTCATCCAAGCTGCCTCGCACGACCAAGGCGGCATCAACGAGCGGTACTTATACAGTGACCACCGCGTTGAGATCCACCGCTCAGATTACTCTGGCAACTTGTTCCTGGGCAGCGCCGTCGAAGTCCTTGACGATATGAACCAACTGATCGAGGTCAGTGAGTACGAGGCGCAGGACCACTTCACGCTGGGCAGTATGTTTGTCTGGGATGAACGTGAGGAGCGCTTTGAGTACGTGCGCTACGTCAGTGAGCGCACCACCCCCACGCACCGTGTCAACGGCGCATTGATGAATCACTCGCCGCGCCTGCGCGGTGAGGGTCACGCACGCAACGAGACCTTTGACTTCATCGCGACCGATGAGCAGATCGAACGCCTCAACGGTGTCCGCACCCACGACGGGCTATGGGCACGGGAGAGCGATACCGTCCTGCTTGACGGCACACGCTACTTCAAACGCGAGATTATGATCCTAACCGGCCCCGATGGACGTCGCGAGTACCTGATCGCGCCGCATGGCACACAGATCAGCTACGCCGACGGCATGGAACTCGCGGAACTGGATCGCCAGATCACACGCTACAACCCAATCACTAAGGAGGCCTCCCATGACGAAGCCGCATAGCAGTTTCTACACTGCCAAAAAGAACCCACCGGTTCAGTACACCAAGAGCTACAGCAAAACCTACGGCACCGCATGGAACGCCGCCGCCAACAAGGAGCCTAAGTACACCAGTGATATCCGCATCAACCACGGCAAAATCACCCCGCTGACCGAGAAAGGCAAAGGCGTTGAGCTTTCCACCGAAGCGCTCGACTTGGCACAGAACATCCTCTGTCGGACACGTCCGTCTAAAGATGTCCGCACGCACGCCTTCGTCAAAGAGTACATCGTCCCTGCCGTGGAACAGAGTAAGCACGTGGCCTACACGCGCACCGATGCCTATGGCAACTTTGAGGTCGTCATTAAACACGACAAAGCGTTCCCCACAACCATGTTCACCGCGCACGTAGACACCGTGCTACCTGCCACGGACAAAGCACGCTACCAAGAGGTGATGTACGACGCCACCGCGCAGATGTTCTTCAAAACCGATGGGCGCTGTCTGGGGGCCGATGACGGCACCGGCATTGCCCTGATGCTGCACATGATTAAATCCGGGACCCCCGGCCTCTATGTCTTCTTTCACGATGAAGAGTGCGGACGAATCGGCTCCAGTGCATATATGGCAGAGGTTAAATCGCACAAGAAACATGCCATACACCACGTTACTAAATGTGTCTCGTTTGACCGCAAAGGCGATACCGACATTATCACCATGCAGTCAGGGCGCACCTGTGCATCCGATGCCTTTGCCAGCGCCTTGAGCACGCAGCTCCACGACGTCAGCGAGCTGAAATACACCGCCTCGCCCAATGGCAGCTACACCGACTCCTACACCTTCATCGATATGATCCCTGAATGTACCAACCTCTCCGTGGGCTACAAGTACCAACACGGCCCCTCTGAGGAGCAGCACATTCCCACCTTCGATGCGATGATCAAAGCATTGCCCTTCATCGACTGGGAGAAACTGCCTGCCGAGCGTGACCCAAAAAAGCCCGAACCCAAAGCCTCCTTTGGCGGGTACGGCGGTTATGCCTACGATCTGGGCGCACGCTCCGACGACTTGTATGAGTACGACTACATCGATGAGTACTGTGAGCTCGTCCCCTTAGAGGACATGGAGGCCTTCGCCAGTTACGACGTCAAAGTCGATGACATGAGCGCCTTCATCACGCTCTACCCCAACTTAGTTGCCCGTGTTCTGGTCGAAATGGGCCATGACATTGACGATCTTGAGGACGCCGTTCGCGCCCTTTTTCCTAAAATCAAATGAGGATAGCCTTATGCCTACGCCACTGACTGCACCCCACACGTTCAACATTACCGTTGAAACCAAAGAAGAACTGCTGGGCCTGATCCTGCGTTTCAATCTCGATAACCACAACCTTGCCCACTGGTACCACGACGTCAGAGGGAAAACCCAGCGCGTCGTGCCTGACACCCGCTTTGGCGAGATGTATAGCGCCTTGAAAGCCGTCGCGGATCGCGAGGGTATTAACTGGGATGACCCGAGCACCGTCGAAGGTCGCACCGCCACCGAGCCCACGCAACGCGAAGCGGTCGAGATCGATATCACACCGGATGGGTAGAGGTCGGGACTTTTTTAGTAGCAATGCCATTGCTTCCTGTGGCAATGGTGCTATATTGAAATTGTCTTAGCATCAGGGGACCGGCGACGGCCCCTCTCCGTGATCTGCACACACGCAGGTCACGGCTTTTTTTTCGCTCAAAATTATAAACAGGAACATAGCAATGTCCGACTGCGAAACCTGCGAACGTCTCAAAGAGATGTATCGGCGCGAAGTTGAAAACGCCATGCGTATTCGAAACCAACTTGAGCAGCTACACGCCAAGTACATCGACACCATTGAGCTGTACGTCAGCACCGCCCAAGAACTCGCAGAACTGCAGGCAGACACCTATGCGCGCAACGAAAAGGTTATTTGATTGTCTCACAGACGATGATCTCAGACTCGTCCTTGAATTGCGTAAAGCGGGACTCACCTACCGCTGCATCGCAGAGAAATTTGACGTTGCACCCCACCAGATTCGCCACTTTTGCCGCAACGCAGGCCGAGAACACCTCTTTCCTGCGCAGAAGGAGACGCTAAGCCAACTGCCGACCGTAGCCGTCACAGAGCTGCGCAACTGCTACGCCGACATGGATGCAACGACGGTTGTTACTGTTAACTACCAACCTCGATTTGTTTTGGTGCCAATTGAGTTATATGAGGTGCCCCATGAAACTGCTCGATAATCACTACACCCTGCTGACGCTGGACTTTGAAACCTATTATGGTCCCAAGTACTCCCTCAGTCTGCAGAGTATGAACACCTTTAAATACGTCGCGGATGAGCAGTTCAAGCTGCACTCTGTCGGCGTCAAGATCGATGACGAAGCCACGCAGTACTATGACTTCGACGACCCAGCACAGCTGAGCGAGTTCAAAGCGCTCCTCGATGCACTGCCTGAGCAGACTGCACTGCTGTGTCACAACACCGCCTTTGATGGCTTTATCCTGCACTACCACTTTAACTGGCACCCCGCGCTGTACCTCGATACCGCGTCCATGAGTCGCGGTTTTTTTGTCGGTCAAAAAGCCAACCTCAAACACCTGTCGATTCGCCTCTTTCCGAATAACCCTGAGCTGCGCAAACTCGACGACTTAGCCAAGACTTTTGGGCACCGTGTTGTACCGGATGAAGTCAAACCGGCGTTCGAGGCCTACTGTATTCGCGACGTTGAGATGACCAAGGCCTGTTTCGATGTGATGATCGAGCACTACCCCGATGATGAGTTGCGCCTGATCGACTGGACGCTGCGCTGCATGTGTGAACCGACGCTGACCGTGGATGCTGAACTCGTGCAGGAAGAGATCGACTATCAAGTCGCGCTCAAACGCGACGCCATCGACGCCTCTGGCATCAGTGAGACAATACTACGCAGCGATAAACAGTTCGCTGAATGGCTCGACGACAATGGGGTCATCTATGAGATGAAACGCAACCCTAAAGACGAGCTCATCCCTGCCCTGTCACAGTCTGATTGGGGCTGGCAACGCCTCGTTGCACACTACCCTGAACACGACGCCGTGTTCAAAGCCCGCAAGCACGCCAAATCCTCGATCCAAGAGTCACGTGCGCGCTGGTTTAAGGACGTGGCCCGTTGGAATCACAACCGCATGCCCGTGCCACTCAAGTACTACGGCGCAGACACAGGGCGTTGGAGCGGCAGTGAGAAGCTGAACCTTCAGAACCTACCACGCATTAGCCACGACCCCAACAGTGGCCGTCTACGCCGCAGCCTGCGCGCCCCCGAGGGCGAAGTGATCATCGTGCGTGACCTCTCCAACATCGAGGGGCGCATGCTCGCGTGGGAAGCCAACGAAGGCTACCTCCTCGACCTCTTTAAAAACGACGGTTGTCCGTACCTGTTCATGGCCGAGGCGATCTACAACGCGCCCCACGGCAGCTTTACCAAACAGAATAATGGCGGTGAGCGCAACGTCGGCAAAGTCGCCACGCTGGGCTTGGGCTATGGCATGGGTCACAAGAAGTTCTGGGTGACAATGAATACCGGTCCAATGGGGATGGACCCCATACCCACGAGTGAGCAAGACGCGCAGCGCATCGTCAACATCTACCGCTCGACCAACGCCAACATCACGCGCTACTGGCAGGCGTGTAACGATGCCATTGAGATGATGGCCACGCTCGGTGACAACGAGAGCCGCAGCTTTGGTCCGCTTGAGCTGGTCCGCAATGCAGCGATTTTGCCCAACGGCATGGCCCTGCAGTACCCAGACCTGACCGGTACGCCCAACCAGTGGAACGGCTACGACTTCACCTTTGGCAACGGTAAAAAAGTCTACGGCGGTCTGCTGTGCGAAAACATCACCCAAGCCCTGGCACGCATCGTGATCTCCGAGCAGTTGCTGCGCATTCAAGCGGAGCTCGACGCCAATTATGGCCGTGATGTCGCGCGCATTGTCCACATGGTTCACGATGAATTGCTCGTGGTTGCACCCCAAGCACTGGGCGATGAGATCTACACCCTCATGGGTGACGTGATGAGCCAACCGCCCGCATGGTGCAGCGATTTGCCGCTCAAATCCGAGGGCGGATTGGCCGTTGAATACAGTAAATAGCGCCCATTTTTAGTGGCATAGCTACTATACTAAGGAGACCTAATGACGAATTTTGAGAAGTCATCGGAGTTTAACACCCTCTTCGGTAACGAGCGCGGCGATCCCAGCAATGTTGATTGGGACGCAGCGCGTGCTCAATTTGCTTTGATCCTCGAAGAGTTCACGGAACTGAGCCTTGCGATTGGCGAGCACAACATCAAAGAGGTCAGGGACGGTGCCGCAGACCTGCTCGAAACAACATATGGCCTGTTACACCGTCTAGGATTCGACGCTAACAAGGATTACGACGCTGTGTACCGCTCTAATATGTCCAAATTCTGTGAGTACCGATCAACCGCTGAAGCCACACGCAACCGGTATCTAATGATGGGTGTCAGCTGCTATATCAAACAGATCGATAAGTACTATGCCGTCATCTCTAAGTACGACCAGAAGGACGACAAAGGCAAGACCTACGCCGCCGGTAAACTCCTTAAATCCATTGAATACAAAGAGCCCGTCTTCGAATGAGTGACGCGTCAGACCCATCTGATAGCGCCTCTGCGCTTGAAGCACTCTTCCTCAAACACGCGCTTGAGAGCCGCAAACCCAGTGGCCCTCGCGCCGTGGGCCGCTGCCTCTTTTGCGAAGATGACCTACCAGCGGAACGTCGCTGGTGTGACCTTGAATGCAAACGCCTTTGGGAGCGACAAAATGCACTTAAATATTGAAGAACTACGGATATTCAAATCGGCACTGGCCCAATACTCAGCACTCTCTGACGAGCGTGCGCAACGCGCAGGCTACTTGATGACCCGTGTTCAAAAGGAGATCGACGACCTCAACTCGCTACAGGATTTCGAAAGCGACTGTGGCGACGCCTGTAAACTCTAAGCACTGTGGGAGGGGCTTATGAAGATTCCATTAACCCTGCTATCCGCAGGTAAAGCACGACTCGCAAAAGAGTTCACGCCACAAGGCTCACAAGCCTATCCGCTGGTCTCTAAACTCACGTCAACAACCTATATGACCGATGCCACCGCACAGGGCCTTCGCGACCGTTTAGCGCTGTACCAACAGCATGCGAAAGTCGGTGACTGTTGCCTCAAAGGTCAGCTCACACGTGAGATTAAAAATGAGTCACGCGCGGGACTGTGCGAAAAAGATGCCCCGACTCACACCCTGATTCTGGATATCGACGATTACCCGATATCCACACCGATTAGCACTCCCTGCACCGCGCAGGATGTTAAAAACGCCGCCGAGATGATCGTCGCTAACCTGCCCTCCTCCCTCAGATCGGTTAGTTACATCGCCCACGCGTCGTCCAGCTTCGGTCGTAAGCCGAACTCGATCTCACTCCATATCGAGTTTCTGCTATCACACGGCGTCGCACCCTTTGCACTCAAAGAGTGGCTGAGACACCTCAACCTCTCCATTGATGCATTCGCGGATAAGCTGAGTCTGAACCCAGCGGGCTACACGCTGCACTGGCTGATTGACCCTTCAGTCGCAGACAACTCCAAGCTTATCTACATCGCCACCCCCAAGTTCAAAGGCGTTCCCAACCCCTTTGATAATGACGATGAACGTTGGGTGCTCGTAGAAAAAACCGAAGCCATTGCCAACGTCCTCGCGGATGTAGGGAGTGCGACCCCTGCTGCCATCAAAGCCAAAGAGCAGAAGATCATCGCCGCGCAGCGCAAAGCGATGGGCTTACCCAAAGGCACCATGAAGACCGCCCGCATGTCGGTGGTCGGCTTTGACGGGAAGGTCAACGTACAGACCAACCCCAACGAGATGCACATGCAGCTCGTAAGCATCAACAACGATTACGCTCGCTTCAATATCAACCACGGCGACTCAAACGCGTACTATGTGCGCCTGACCAACCCTGAGATTGTCTGGAACCACAAGGGCGAGCCACCGTTCCTGTTCTCGGTTGCCAACCCTGAGTATTACGAGCAGTTCGTGGCCGAACACGCCGCCGATATTCAGCTGTATCGACCGGTTGAGCCGATGGTCTTTCGCGACATGCTCTCGGATCGCCACTACACCGCGCTCTATAACCCCAAAGAGGATATCTTTGAGGACATCGATCTGGGCCGCCAAACCTGCACCAGTTTAACGGTCGCCGCGCGCGCCCACTTGGACGATTTCATGGCCGATTACGGCTCCACCGTACCGCCCGTGATCCCTCAGTATGCTGTGACCTTTAACCCGCAGACCTCGACCTGTTTCGATAAAGACAAGCGCTTTGTGAACCGCTTCTCAGCGCCGACACTCATGCGAGACCAGCCGAGCATTGCCGAGGAGTTCCAAGGCATCACCTACGACATGGACAAGCGCGGGGAGAACGATATCTCCGCCTACGTCACAGCGCTGGCACCCAATGCCAACAAGCTGATCCAGCATGTCTTGGGTAACGATGCCGAGTGTTACGAGCACTTCATCAACTGGCTGGCGTACGCCTTCCAGTACCGCTCCGTCTCCAATACGGCGTGGGTGCTCTCCGGTCTCCCAGGATCGGGTAAAGGCCTGATGTTCAACACCATCATTGTCGGACTCTGGGGTACGCAGTACACCAGCATGAAGAAGATGACCAACCTTGAAGACAACTTCAACGGCGGGTTAGAGACACAGTTGATGGTGGCCTTCGATGAGATTCACGTCTCCTCCGGCAAAAACCCTGAACGTCTGCTCGATGACATCAAACATATGATCTCTGAAGAGCGCACGACCATCCGTGCGATGCGCCAAGATCAGCGCAGCGAAGAGGTGTTCTATAACTTCTTCTGTTTCTCCAACCACCGGGATGCAATGCGTATTGAACCGGGGGATCGACGCTTCAATGTCGCCCCCTACCAAGCCGTGCCGCTCAACCGGATTGTGTCGGACACCTACGACTTCGTGGAGAAGATCGAGGCGGAGCTGCCGCTGCTCGCGGCTTTCCTCGCAAGCTTCGACGTCAACCGTCGCGCCGCCCGTGTGTGTATCGAGAACGACGCAAAAGCCGCAATGCGACTGAGCGCGCAGACCGCCTTCGAGCGTCTGTTCCACGCCATCAAGTTTGGCGAGCTGGACTACTTCATTGAGTACGTGCTGCTCTACGTTCTGCCGGTTGATGCCGAGTATTCGACCATCACCAAAATGCAGGCCGCGCAGCGCATCGTCAAAGCCTGGTACGAAGACGCTGCTAAAGGACAACCGACCCTCATCGACCTTGAAGAGATGCGTTCAGTCTACAGCGCCCTCGCCCCAGACCGCAGCATCACACCGCTTAAATGGGGGTCGATGGTGCGCAAAAACGGCATTGAAGTGGTGCGTCGAACCACGCCACGCGGCAAGGTGAACTGTACCGAAACGCAATGGTTCGTCACCGAGCACACCGATAAACAAGACATTGCGCAGATTAAGCACGCTATCAGTGCGATTGCTGCAAGGACACACTAATGGCTAAGATGATGTTTAACCCCAGTGCTGTAAACACAGCACCTTTGAACCCTAAGGAGCCGGTCACTGAAGACCGGCCTCTTTTCGACCCCGCCGCTGCCCAAGCGCAGTACGAGGCCGAAAAACCCGAAGACCTTCACGACAAACCCCTCGGCCCCCTCAAACGCTGGTCCTTTTCAGGACTCTCCGAGTTTGAACAGTGCGCCTATAAAACCTATCTAAAGAAGATCGAGGGGGCACAAGAGCCGTCAGGCCCTGCGGCCGCACGCGGCTCTAAACTGCACGAGTCCATCGAGAACTACATCCAAGGGTTCGTCGATGAGCTTGACCCCGAGGTTAAAAAGCACCGTGATCTGATCGATCGCCTACGCGACGCCTATGTCGAGGGGAGAGTGACCGTCGAAGAGGATTGGGGCTATACGCGCGATTGGGTCCCGACCGGTTGGGAGGATGACGACACTTGGGCGCGTCTAAAGCTGGATGCTATCGAATTTGAAAATGAGACCTCGTGCAGTATCTACGACTGGAAATCCGGTCGCAAATTCGGCAACGAGGTCAAGCACGCGCAGCAGCTCCTAGTATACGCCATTGGCACGTTTAAACGCTTCCCAGAGGTTGAATTTATTTACGGCGCGATGGTCTACATCGACAAAGGCGAAATTCTTGAGGGCAAGTACGTGCGCAGCGACCTTGACCTTTTCCTACCGCGCATCGAACGACGCGCATTAACCATGACAACTGCCACCGAGTTTCCACCGTCACCGAGCAAACACAACTGCAAGTGGTGTCGCCTGAAGGAGCCGCTTGAGGGTGAAGAGGAAGCACGCTGTCAGTGGGGAGTACTCGAATGAAATTCTCAATCCAACCCGTAACCGAAGCGGTTAATCCAACCCCCAGCATCCCAACACAAAACCAAGAGGGACCCGAGACCCGACTCTATCGCGTGCCAATCACTCGCAACGTCTATTACGACGAGAGCGGCTACGTCGAAGTTGAAGCCGTCAGCGAGGAAGACGCCCGCGAGCGCATTCTAGCCTTCGATTGGAATGAACTTGAACACGCCTGTGAATGGGACGGCGACCCTAGCTATAGCGACTCGGGTGATGCTGACTTCGAAAACATCTATTGGAACGAAATCGAAGAGGTGTAACATGATTCCTGCCATGTACCAGCATCAGTCTCACACGGCTGATTTTATCGCCAACAACCCTAATCGTTGCGCCTTTATTACCAGTGACACAGGCACCGGCAAGACCCGCTCCGTGCTGGAGGGCTATAAGCAGCTCAAGGCCAAGGGCTACGGCAAAATGCTGGTACTGGCACCGCTCTCAATTCTCAAACCGGCGTGGGGCGATGATATCGAACGCTGGACACCGGAGCTGAGCTACGGCATCAGTACCGCAGGCTCAGATAAGAAACGCCTTGCAGCGTTTGAGTCCGGTGCCGAGATCGTCATCACAAACCACGACGCGGTGAAATGGCTCGTGCGTAACCCCGCGCTGCTAGACGGCTTCGACATTCTCGCCATCGATGAGTCCACGGCCTTTAAACACCGCACCTCAGAGCGCAGCCGCGCGATCCGTGACCTCGCGCAGCAATTCAAATACCGCATCCTAATGACCGGTACCCCCAACTCCAACGGGGTCTGTGACGTCTGGCACCAAGCGATGCTGCTCGATAATGGCGTGCGCTTAGGCCGCATGTTCTCGGGCTTTCGCATGCAAGTCTGTCACCCCGTCCAAGTGGGACCGACCGCGCAGATGGTGAAATGGGTTGATAAAGACGGTGCCGAAGAGATGGTGGCTGAACGCATGCGTGACATCACCATCCGCTACAAGTTCGAAGACTGTATCGATATCCCTGAGAACGTGCAGCGCACGCTCAAAGTGGAGCTGCCGCGTAAACTGATGGCGCAGTACAAGCAGCTTGAGCACGAAGCCATCTTGATGATGAACGATGCGACGATCAACGCGATTCATGCCGGTGCCAAAGCTCAAAAACTGCTGCAACTGTGCTCCGGGGCTGTCTACGACGAGGACCGGATTGCCCAGCTCTTTAACACCGACCGCTATGAACTCGTGATTCAACTGGTGTTGGAGCGCGACCACTCTGTCGTCGCGTTCAACTGGACCCATCAGCGTGATCAACTCGTCGCCCTGGCACAGAAACACAAGATAGCCTATGGCGTGATCGACGGCTCTACCCCCGTGAACGAGCGGACCCGTGTCGTTGCGGCCTTCCAAGCCGGTGAACTGCAAGTCATATTCGCGCATCCACAATCTGCAGGCCACGGTCTGACCCTGACGCGCGGACGCGCCACAATTTGGGCCTCACCGACCTACAACGCGGAGTGGTTCCAACAGTTCAACGCACGTATATATCGCGCGGGTCAAACCCAACAAACCGAAACCCTAATGATTGCTGCTGCCGATACCAAAGAAGAGGAAGTCTACGAAATCCTTCAAGGGAAACGTGAGCGCATGTTCAACCTACTGGGCGTCTTCGCCCACACCACGGAGGCAACTGCATGAATGACGATAAACAACCCGCCACCAAACTCGACCATGTGCTGTTCTCCACCTCAGCCCATGTCTATTACACAGGCGATCCAGAGATGCGCCACGAAGCCGTTCATTACTGCGCCACCCTGCTCGACCTACTCATCTTTGATGTCAGACACCTGACACCCAAAGGGAAACAGCTCATCAAAGAGCTACCCACGGCACTGATCGAAGCCGATCAGAACCAATCTGTTCACTAACGAGGATAAGACCTATGACCGCTAATCAAGAGATTGATGTTAACGGGGCCACTCAGATCGACATTGCCGATGTGATGCCCTGCCCGATAGACACCTTAAAAGAGGCTGTACGCGAACTCGAACGCGACTACAAAGCCGTGACACGCTATCAACTGGCCGCTAACGACATGCGGGCCACCATCGCAGATCTGCGCAACACCGTGACCGACGCCACAAACGCCGGTGACGATGAGCGTGCGTTTGAAGCGATGAAGGCCTTGCGCGCCGAGTCGCTGCGCATGAGCAAAGCGCTCGAACGTGCAGATGACGCTGAGTTCAATATTGAAAATAAACGCAAAGCCGTTGCAACGGCACTGGAGGCACTATGAGTGACGTAAAAATGTCCCTTGGACAGCTCGCCCGTTTGGCAGCCGATATCCGTGAGGATAAACGCAAGCTCGACAAAGAGAGCAAAGAGATGGGCGCGCGCCTCGATGAGATCAAAGGACTCATCTACGCGCAGCTCGATGAACAGGGTGTGGACCGTACCGCTGTCGATGGGATATCGATCAGCAAGTCTGACACCGTGGTCCCAACCGTGACCGATTGGGAAAAAGTTGAAGAGTACATCACGCAGACCAACCAACTGCACCTGTACCAACGACGACTCTCCGCAACGCTCTGGCGTGAGATGATGGAGAGCGGCGAACTGGTCCCAGGTACTGAACCCTTCACCAAACGTGACGTCAATTTGCGGGTCACAAAATAGTGTCATTGCCACTACTATGATACTATAAACCCTGTAAACACTGACATTTAACCAGTAACAAGTAACAAAGGACAAACCTTATGGCTACTAATAAATCTATTGCGACGTTTTCAACGTCAAACACGCTGCCTGCACACCTGCAAGGCGGTACCGGCCTCGGCAACGAGAACGTCGATTCAGCCGCGATCACCATTCCGCGCCTCGACATCATCCAGTCGCTCTCTCCGCAGAAGCAGAAATCCTCCCCGAAATATATTCAGGGTGCCGAAGAAGGCAAGATTTTCGACTCCGTAAGCGGTGAGCTCTACGACAATGTGTTCCTTGTGAACCTTGCTTACGAGACGAACTACGCTGTCTTCAAAGACCGTAAACTCGGTGGCGGTTTCGAGGGTACCTTCGAGTCCCAGCAAGAGGCGCTGCAATACCTCACAGACAATAACTTTGAGGTGTCGCAGTACCAGATCATCGAAACAGCGGTACATAAGTGCCTGATGCTCGACGATCAGGGTAATCCGAAGCAGCCTGTCCTGCTCTACATGGCCAGCTCTAAGCAGCGTGTTTCTAAAGAGTGGAATACGCAGATTCAGCTACAGAACAAAGGCGCAGATCGTTTCGCCACCGTCTGGACCCTGAGCACCGCTGAAGAAACTAACAAGCAGGGTCAGCCGTACTTCAACTACCGCGTCTCTTTCGCAGGCTTCGCGGGCGAAGAGTTGTACGAGGAAGCGAAGAAAAATTACTTCGCGCTGATCGCTAACCAAAAAGTCTAATGGATCACTGATTTTTAGATCTTTTTGTTATATCCGATGATGAATCATTATTAAAAAATGAGGCATCATCGGGTATTTGTCGCCTGAAAGCGACACGAAGAGCATGCCTGCAACCGCTGGCTAAGACTAATTCCTAGAGCTACCGAAATACACAAACGTTACTTGTCTGCATACAGCGACAAACCAGCCTAAGTGCCTCAAAACATGAAGTAATT